GTCGTCGTTCGGAAAGATAACTGGACCCGTGAATGTGAAACGTTGCCAGTCCTTGCTTGGAGTGATATCTGCACTAGCTTTAAGACCGAACCTGTTGCTTTGGTAATGATAAAAATGTAGAGGACGAATCTCGCCCCCTTCGTTAATTTTTAGATCAAATGATAAAGTCCAAGTCTCCCCGACATTTTCTTGTGAAAGATATGGATGCAAAGGAAACGAAAAGAAACGCGTACTTGTGCGAATCTTCTCAGAGTCTCGATAGTAATTTCTACCACCGACCCGTAAGTTTGAAAATTCTTCTCGCAATTTCCCAGCTTCAGCCACAACCAAGGTCTTGTCTGCCTTGTCCTTGGTTGCGTTCAGGATTTCTTGACGGATAGAGCCAGCCTGCACCTCAAATTCAGCCATGCTCAATTTCTGGTCCAGCTTGTTCTGCGTGTCTGTCTCAAGACTCTTCACAGACTGACTAATGTTCTCAGCAGTCACGTTGAGTGCGCTGATATCCGCTTTGGTTCTGAGGCCTTCAGTCAAACTTCTCACACCAGCATCTAGCGAATCAGCACGCTGTCTGAAGTTGGATTCAACTGTTGAAAGCTGTCCTTCTATATCTTCGAGAGCTAGACTCCAGTCTGTCGCAACATTGCCTTTTTCAAGTTTAATCCTACGCACAGAATAGTTATTATTTCCAGCGTAGTCATACAAAGCCATCTCTCCCCTTGAATAACGAGGGTCGTCGTTCGGAAAGATAACTGGACCTGTGAACGTGAACCTTTGCCATTCTTTGTTTGGAGTGATGTCTGCACTAGCTTTCAGACCGAATCGATTTGTTTGGTAATGATAAAAATGTAGAGGACGAATCTCACCACCGTCGTTGATTTTTAGATCAAACGATAGAGTCCAAATTTCCCCGACATTTTCTTGTGAAAGATATGGATGCAAAGGAAACGAAAAGAAACGTGTACTTGTTCGAATCTTCTCGGAGTCTCGATAATAGTTCCTGCCACCGACTTTAACACTTGCTATCTTACTAGCCAGCTCCTCGGCTGTCTGTGTGAGTTCTGACTTGCTGGCCTTACCATTAGCCAAGTTGGTCAGTTCTGACAGTCTGCGAGTCGTAGTCTCTTCATACGTCGCTTGCGCTGACTTCACACCAGCCAACTCATTCTTGGTCTTGTTAAGTGCTTCAACTTGCTTGGCAATCTCAGCTTCGGCCTGTACTTGCTTCAGTCGAATATCGTTCGTGATAGTCTGTTTCAGAGCGTCCAAGTCACCCGACAGAGCCGTCTGAGCGCTCGTGGCCTGTGACTTGAATGCTTCAAGTTTGGCAATTGAGTCCATCCCAATCTGCTTGGCTTCCTGAGCAAGAGAACTACTTGCACCAGCCTTTTTCAATGCTTCTTCAGCCTTACGTTTGGCTTCTTTCAATGGCCCATTGTCGAAGCTGTCGAAGCGCTGATTGATAGTGTCAGACAGTTCTTGCTTGACTTCTTCAGCCTTGGCCTTGGCAAGTTCGATACCGTCATCTATCTCTTTTTTACGCTTTTTGAACTCAGCTTCAAAGGCTGCGTCTGCTGCTTCAATCTGTGCTTGAATTTTTGCTTCAATGCCATCTTGTTGCTTAATCTGCTTGGTAATCGTCCCCTCGTAAGAATACTGAGTATCGTTTCCAGATTTACTATCTGCACTGATACGACCTCTCAGACCACCTTTAAAAGTAAAGCTCTGACTTAACACAGGAACTTTAAAAGTCTCTTTCTTATTGGTTTGAATGGTTACCCACTGCCCGACCTCAAGCAGTAAATGCCCTTGGTAGTTGAGGTTATACGGGTAATAAGTTAGGTTTTTCAGTTTGTAATACAGGTCATTTAAAGCGCTCTGAGTCATGAAGACATTATCCAGTTCCAAAGACCGACCTGTCTTCATACCGACCGTCAGAGACTTCTTGTCCGTCTTACAAGTGATACCAGCTATCTGATACTCAATCTCACTCTTGGTTAAACCATGTAGGAAGTAACTATCTGCGTTAATCGTGATATTTGACTCAGTTAAATCACGGATTTCCATCTTGCCTTCTCGGTTGAAGAAACAAGACATCCCAATCATCTGAGTCATAGCGCTCAGCATATCCCTGAATGAAAGTTTCTTGCCTTCAGGAACTTGCTCGACATGATAGCGCATAGCGCTGATTCCGAAATAGTCATTTGCTAACTCAATGCCTGTTTTTAGGCAGATTTCCTGAATAACCTCTCGTACTTCAGCTGGGAAATGCAAGTCTGTCACATACTCACGATTGAGCTTAAACATACCGTCCATGAGCTCCAGCGTGGTAGTGTTTCGGTTTCGGTCAATCTCAATATCGTTGATGAAGTATTCCCCCATCTTAACCCACTGGTAGGTATTCCCAACCAGTAGACCAATCTCAGGGTGTAGGATATCCAGTTTATTGAACGTGGTAATGATACTGGTAAAGGTAATCTTACCGCTACCAGCACACGTTCCACCAGGCTTGTATGTATCGCCCTTGATGTAGCCATACTCAAAACTAGCCTCTTTGATATCCTGTGAAGCATAATCGCCAACACGAATAGCCAGCGTCCTCTCCTTAGCAAACATAGCTCTGTCAAATTGTCGTCTAGTTAAAGCGTCCATTTTCTTACCTCTCTACCAGATTAAATTTAGCGCCAGACCAAGGTTTAAACTTCTCGGTAAAGGAATAGCTTGGAGCCGTCCTATCGCCAACGTAAAAAGTCCCAGTCGTCTGACCTTTAACAGGGTCAGGGTATGAAACCTCAAAAAAGACTGCTGAAACGGCATTTAAAAGCTGACTCATTTCTTCTTGAGTCAGCATGCCCCATTCACAGTCTAGTTTGCGCTTAGTCGTGATACGGTCTCGCACCATGTCGCCATTGGCATTACGCCCTGTCTCTCCATCTATATCCTGAATACCGACCTGAAAAGATTTGGGAGGCTTCACAGCCACCCCATTGATTCTCAATTGTGCCATTTAACCTCCTAAATCTTGAGCAAGGTTTGACCTGCTCGTTCGTGTTCCTTGTTGATTTCTTGAATTGCTACCCGTCCGAACTCATGGCCTGCGATTTGAATAACGATGTCGCCATCACCAGAAAATCCACCTTGTGGACCAACACCAGCCATGGCATTTACTACCGCACTGCTGACTACTCGCCCAAGTGTTTGGATAAATCCTGTATTTTCAAGCGGTACGACCGCCTCTTTACCAGCTTCACCAATCATGGCGATTGTTGGACTGTCAACGATACCACCGCGGGCAAGACGAGGGAGGCTAACTGTACTTACGCTACCAACCCATCCTAGACCAGGTAAGTTTCTGACAACATCTAAAACACCATTAATCATGCCGATAAATCCATTAACCACATTCTCAATGGTGCCAAGAACCGCATTAACAGCACTCTTAAACGCTCCACCTACTGCCTCACCGACCATCTGACCAGCGTTTACGAAGATACTTTTTACAGTTTCCCAAACGCCACTAAAGAAGTCACCGATAGAACTAAAAGCATCTTTCACTGCGTTGTAAGCATTAGTGAACATCTCACCAAACCAGTTTGAAACATTGGATAATGCATTAGTCACATCTGCCCATCTCTCGCCAAACCATGAACCTAGTTTGCTAAAGATGTTTGTTAGACCAGTCCATGCTTTTTGGAACATATCTGTAAACCATGCCCCAATATTGGCCAAAGCACTAGTCACATCCGCCCAACGTTCTCCGAACCATGAGCCGATTGGTGTGAAGATATTAACGATAGCGTCCCATGCTTGCTGGAATTTCTCACCAAACCATTGACCTATCGGCTCAAAGATTTCTTGTAGTTTCGTCCATAGACCACTGAAAAATTCGCCAATCGCTTGACAAATACCACTGATAAAATCACATAGCCCTTGCCATGCTGTTTTAGCGAACTCGACAACAGTGTCCCAGTTTTGGTAGAGCAAGACACCGATAGCAATTAAGGCTGCAATAGCAGCAATAACTAAGGTTATCGGACTAGTCAATACCGCAATGGCTCCATTGAGTGCCCACGTTGCAGCTGCTGCAACTCCTGCTGCAACCGATTGAGCAATTTCTGCCGCTGCTGCAAGTCCCATTTGTGCTGCATGAACACCCCAAGCTAGTGCTGATTTACCAAGTTCTAGAGCAGTTTTTCCTAACTCTACAATCAATTTACCTGAATTGACCACAAAGTCTTTTGCATACAATGCATTCAAATAGATGGTTTCTCCGAAGCTGACCAATTTATCGAATGTCAAAGCTTTTAAAGCTAGTCCAAGATTTTTAATTCCGCTAACAATAAAGGAAACCTTGCCACTTAATAATTCGAATGCTCCTGCAAGTCCTCCAGCTTGTTCAGCCCAGGACAAGAACTTAATTCCTTGCCACACGGTTGCAAGCGTACCAATCACATTAGCGATTGTGGAGATAATTTCTTTATTCTCTTTACACCAATCTGAAAAAGCAGTAAAACCATCGGCTACTAGCTTGATCGTATCAGCTAGTAACTTCAATGCCTCTAGTATGATACCACCTAGTAAATCAGCAACTGTTTCAATACTTATACCGAACGTATTAGACAAGAACTCTGCAAAAGGTTTCCAGCTTCCTTCCCAAAGTATTTGAATAATGTCAATTAGTCCATTAAAAGCATTAGCAATAGAGTCAATAGCAGGGGCTACATGTTCATCGTAGACACTACTCAATCCATCGCCGAACTTATCAACAACACTCTCGATAGTTTCAAAAATCGGAGCTACAATGTCCAAAAGACTTTGAAGCATTGATGAAATTTTAGGAGCGCTCGTCACAGCGACTTTTTCAAAACCTTTAAACAGACTTCCTGCTAATTTGCTACCGATTTCAACAATGGTAGATGTCAAGCTTAATAGAGTTGACACAATAGCGCTACCGATACGAACCGCACCAGTTGAAGTAATGACATCGTAGAAAGCACTAGAAAAAGCCTGAGCTATATTCCCTACTGCCTCTGCAATATTACCAACATTATCAAACAGAGCGACTAGCGCCCTGATAATGCGTTCTTTCTGCCTTTCAAGGCCGTTTGCAATACTTTCGGTAAGGAATACACCGATACCAACTCCGATAGTAGCTAACGAACCAGCAATTTGACCCAATGCATAAGCAATTTTTTCGGTCATGCGGTTAAAGGAATTTACAACCCTTGGATCAGTAGCGATTTCTTCAAGAGTTTTCTTGATTCGTTCTAAAGCAGCTTTAATACGCTCTAAACCTTCTGGTCTAAACGCTGCATCAAAACCTTTTTTGAAGAGGTCAAACAACCCTTTTAGCTTATCTCCAAGACCATCGAAAATGCTCTTGAATTGGTTGCCCATGTCGGTCAACTCGACTTCTGGCAAGATGTCTTTGAAAGGTCCGCCTCCCTTTCCTTTACCACCTTTGCCTCCGCCTCCACCGCCAGAACCGCCCGCATCAGCGTCTTTTGGTTTTTGCAAGATATTAATCTCATCAAATCCCAATAGACCAAGCAATTCTTTAGCAGCCTTCTTAGCGTTTTTGGCTGAGTCTCCTAGGTTATCAGCGAGCCCCCCTGCTGAATCTCCAGCGTCGTCCACTGCGTCAGCAAGGTCTCCTGCACCTCCTGCAGCGTCTTTCATGGCATTACCCATGTCTCCAACTGCTCCACCGACACCGTCTTTCACTGTTGCCTTCTTGTTGAACATCAAAGCGATAAACTCAGCAAGTTTAGCAGTCACGTTCTTCAATACCATTGCAAAAGAATTCAAGACAGGCATAATGGCATTGATAATCGGTAACATAGCATTACCCAGATTCAATGCACTATCTTTCATCAGCGACTTAAACAGGCTGATACTGCCGTTGACTGAGTTGGATAAGGTATCTCCATACTTGGCTGTAGCCTGTTCCAAAATAGCCATAAGACGGATTTGTTGCTGGGTTTGATAGTCCAACTGTTGCCAGCTTTGTCCGTTTGCGAACTTCTTAAAGGCTTCAGTAGACTCAATCATAGCAACTCCAACGTTGATTCCTAGGTCCTCAATTGCTTCGGTGTTACCTAGTAAACCAGAGCGAATCCGCTCCATAACGTCTGTAATGCTACGCCCTGAGCCCTCGGCAACAACTGCCGATGTCTGCAACATCTTAGCAGTATAGGCGCTTAGCTTGTTGGTATCTTTGATAAATCCAGAAAATAGGTTTGAGTAGACTGCACCGTATTTAGTCGCCTCACCCACACCCATATTCATAGCATTAGCGTTATTGTTAACCCATTTTAAGAAAGATTGCGAACTCTCGCCCATCTGTCGCTTGATTTGGTTCATAGCCGCTGATACTTCAAGAGCTGTCTGCGCTGAATACATCCCAACATCAAGCAATTTCTTACCAAGGATTGCAAAACCAGCGAACTTAGCCAACTTGCCAAACGCACTACCGATAGAATTCGACTGTTCACGAACTTTGGCAGTGGCATTTTTCACTTGGTCAGATGTTCCTTTGACCTGATTCTCGACTTCTTTCATCTTCTTCCTGAAAGGCGCTATCTCAGCGTCAATCATGACTTTCAATTCGTCAAGAGTTGCCATTTACTTCCTCCTTCCTTTTTCGATTATGCCTCTCTGCAAATTCACGCATCCGTTCCCTATGCAACAAAAGCGCTTGTCTCTGTCGTTCCTGTTCTACCGCTTGTTGTTCTTCTACAAACAACTCAGGCGCATATTCCCAAAACTCAAAAACCTTGGCATCTTTGGATAACAATAAGGAAATGTGGTTGGATATCATCTGCGAAAGTCTGTAAGAGTCAATAATCTTCTCTTTACGCTCTTGGATTTTGACACGGTTGTAGCTTTCAATCATTTCTCTGATTTCAAGCACCGTTAAATCCCAAAAATCAAGAGGCTTACCTCCGATGTCCAAAAACATAGGATAAAGCCTCTCAATAATCTGCGTTACTGTTAAGATTACTCGACTACTGTCATTTTCTTCTTGGAAGTTTTCTTGTCCTTGCTTCCTCGTGGAGTAAAACCCGATACTTCAAATAGTGGCATTAAAACCTCTGTCATGAAGGTTGTTTGGTCTCCACCGTTATCCACGTATTCATCGTATAGATCGTAGACATCCTCAAAAGAATACCCATGTTCGTACTGCTGCAAGGCGCCGTGAACTAACAACAACATAACTTTCAAAGGCGGTAAAGTGAACTCTTCGCCAGCCTCAGGCATGAAAATCTTCAGCAAGTTCATGCCGATTTTTTCTTCCACAGTTGCAGCCTGATGAGATGTCAAACGTAGCTTCAACTCTTTTTCGTCAGTAACTTTCCAAGTTGTGTATTTTAACGCCATTTAATTAACCTCCAATTCCGTCTACAAATTCCAACTCTGACTGCAAAGCAATTTTAAGGGTGAACTCGATAACGGCATTGACACCGCCACCGCCAAGCTTAACAGATACTTGACCTTCAAAATGAACTTTAGTGTTGTCTGGGTAAGTTTGCTCAAAGAAAAGTTTCGTCTTGTTGTCTGCTGCCTTACGTAATACACGGTAAGGAGCTGTTGCGCTATCGTTCTTGTAAGAGAACTTGTATTCAAGTTCTCCAGCATCGCCAATACCAAATTCATATTTTTTAACCTTATCTTCCAAGGTTGTATTCTCAACCTTTTCAGGTTCAATACCGAATTCAGGTACTTCCTTAAGTCCTGCAAGTTTTGTGTAAGTTCCTTTAGCTGTCCCATAAGACAGCGTAATTCCATTTGCTAACATGTTTAATTCTCCATTCTAAATTGAAAAACAAGCTCTGAGTGTAAATCAACGACACCTTCAAAACGCATGACCTTATGTCTCAAATGAGACGGGTCTGGTACATCTTGACAGTCGGTTCTTCTCAAACCTAAAGACTCAAAAATCTGATTGATTTTAACAGCTAACTCACTTGTGCTGGTATCATCAAAGATATCCACCTTATAGCGGATAGATGACTTTTGTTCCTTGTCGTCAAACCAATCACCCGGCTTGTTTTGTTCTTCCAAAAAAATAACGACTGGGAATGTCTCCCAATCGCTAGGATAAGTATCAGTCACATTATCTGCGACCTTTTGCAATTCTTTATAAATAACAGGCTTGATATTAATCATTATATTTGTTCTCTTATCTTTCTACGGACATAATTCGAAATATTCTTAGACACACGCTCTTGATTGTCTCTCAAAGCTGGATAAAGATAAGGCTGGGCAGGTTGACCATACATCTTGTAAAACTCCCCAATCTTTTGAAAGTGGTAAGGTCCTACATTGATTTGGTCTTCATGTACATACCACGGGCTAGAGCGATAAGACACGCTGACCTCTGGAGAGATACCCGAATGGCTGGCCTGCCCTTTTGGTCCTGTACCAAACTCAACGTAAGGAGCATAATGTAGATTGGTGTAAACCTCGCCTATAGCCTTATCTCCGTCCATTTTAACCCTAGTCTTAATACTATTTCTAAGTTCTCCATTGTTTCCTGGTGCTAATCTCTTAGCATCAGCTTGGACAATGGTTTTAGCTGCATGATGAACCGCCTTTGAGACAATGTCCCGTTGTACAACATCTGACAGCTTTCTGAACTTAGCTATGAGTCTATCTGCCCCTAGTAGCTCTGACACGTTCTAACTCCAATACTTGATGATGTGTGTAGACCTTTTTAGAAATAACCCTGTGAGTCACTTCTGTCTGGCTATCGATACACACACCATCTTTTACTTTGATAGTCGCTGACTTGTTGGCGTTCGCGTTTAAAATATCATTGACACGCTCGCCATACAATTCAGATTGTAGTTTGCTACTAGCTGGCCACAATTCAAGACGGACTGTCTCAGCTTCCTTGGCATATCCTTCTTTTACGACACCTTCCTCTGTGATAGTCTTTTCAAACCGTCTCATCGGATAAGGTTTCAGTCTACTCTGCTTCAAAAACATGGCCTGCCACCCTTGCTAGTCTGTGCATGCGTATACGCTGTAGAAGACCCGTAGACAGGCCGTTTTCTCCGTAGACTACTGCTATACCACCTTCGGTTCTAGAATGCTCTCCTTCCGCTCCTGAGCGGTTGTTAAGCTCAATAGCAACCTCAGGGATTAAAAGACTTAAAGCAGGTGTCAAAGATGTGCGGTTCGTCTCTGACAAGATAAGATTTGTAGCCCTCGTTTGGAGCAACATGAGAAGCTGAGTATCTTCTTCGCCTGTCATTTTCTTCAGCAACTCTATAGACATTTTAAACTCCTTCTTGACTTAAAGCCGTAGGCTCTCCCGATACATACACTTGAGGGGTTTGTACGGTACTGACTGAGCTATAACTTACTGGATTATAGCTTTCAGTACCGCTTACTTCCTCAAGGATATCTGGTACCGCTACGCCATTGCTGGCAAAATTGTCAGCCAGCTCAGCATAGCGCTCCTCAGCAATCTCAAGTTCCTCCCCTGCCAATCGTTTCACATTTGATTCCCAATCATAGAAATCTTGTTTGATTTTAAATTTCACTTTTTAAATCCTCCAACACCTCTACAATTTCGGATTTTGATAACTTATAAGCACCAGCTATGCCAGCTTCTTTAGCTAGATTCTTTAACTCTTCTAGAGTCTTATTTTCTAAATCAGAATACTGGCCAGCCTGCTCCTCTTGGATATAATGACGTCGTAGCAATAAGCTCATATCGCCACCTCTTACTCACCGAATTTTACAACTCGTGTAGGGTCGTAAAGGTAAACACCGTAGTGTTCATCACCAGTGATGACTGTTGTCTTTTTAAGGATGTCACGGTCTGTTTCGATAGCCACATCCCGTTTTAGCATGATAACAAACGCACCGTATTTATTGGCATCGTCTGTCTGAGTTTGGCTAGGAGAGACTTTGACGATAAAGCCTTTTCCTTTTTCAACTTTCTTAGTACGGACGATTTGAACACCTCGTGTTTCTCCAAATGTACCAGAAACAACTGTATTCGCTCCTACCTCTGTACCTGAAATCCATTCTTTAACAGTGTCAGCGCGCAAAGCAATAGCGTCTGACGGATTGATAAGAGCTACATATTTTGCGTCTTCTTCATCGTCAAAAATAGCAAGTGCTTTATCAAGAGCTGCTCCTGTTGTTGGAGCTTCTGCAACGTGCTGTGTTGCAGTCTTAGCTACCGCTACCAAATCATCATCAATCTTGTTAGCAATAGCCAAACCAAGCTGGTAAGTAGCTTGACCTAGTGGGTCACCAAGACCTGACAAAAGAGCTTCATCGGTAATTTCATAACCTTTAGCAGCCTTTTTGATGGTCATAGTAGTCTTTTTAGTAGTCAATTGATCTGGAGAAATAGCTTGACCTTCTCCAACCTCAGTCGCATCTCCTGCGTACTCCCAAGCTGGAACTGTTAGAGTATTCCCTGGTTGTCCTTGGAGTGATGTTTCCACATAAGCGAGTGGAGTAAATTTAATCAATTTAGGTAGTTTAGCGGAAACCATGTCCGCCATAACTTCTGGGTTAACCATAGTGGCTAATTTAGTTTGTCCTGCTGTCATTTATTTTAACCTTTCAATTTCTTATATAGTTCTGGGTTATTTTGATAGAGTTCGTTTCGACTCTGATAACCCATACGAGCAAATTCTTCTTTTGTGACACCGTCACTATCGACTGGTGCTTGCTTCATTGGAGCTCCGCCTTTTAGCTTTTCTTGTACGCCTTTTTGCACGGCTTGCTCCCATGATTTCTGCAATACAGCGACAGACTCAGATACCGTCTCTGCGCTTGTCAAATCAACTACATTTACTAACTCAACAGGTAAGTCACGTTCACTTAGCATTGCTTTAGCTTCTGCGGTCAATTCCTTACGAGCAATAGCCTTTTCACGGTCAGCTAATTCTTGCTCACGCTGGTCTAACTGATACTTCTGTTTCTCGTCAGCGTTCATCTTGGCAAGTTTCTTAGCTTCGTTTTCCTTGGCTTCTTGCTCAGCTTCCCATTTAGAGCGCTCGGCAGATAGCATCTTAC